ACCCGCCGAGCTGGTTTTTGTGCGCCCCCACACACGACCGGATCGAGCCCATCAGATTCGAGATGGCTTTCTCGGCTTGGGAGGTGTCGGCGGTGATAGTGGAGTGCACGTCCCGGTCGACGGACCCGAGCTGGGCGATGTAGTCGTACAGGTGGGCGCGCAACGGGTCGTTCGGGCCGAGCGTGCTGGCGACGTCGAGCAGGCTGGCGCGCATGATGTCATTGGATTCGCCGGCGGTCAGGGCGGTGCCGGATGCGGTGGCGGTGTCCTGGGCCAGTTTCACCGCCGCGGATGCCTGGGCCAACGCGGCCTGTTCGGCGCCGCGCATGGCGTCGGTGTATTTCAGGTTGAGCCCGGTGTTCGTTCCCGCTTCGTTGCCGGCGGTGACGGCGGCGGTGACGTAGTCGTTGATCGCCTTGGTCGTCTTGGATTGGGCGTCCTCGAAGCCGAGCTGACTGTTGATCGACTTCAGCACGGCGTCGGTGTTGTCATTGATCGCCTGCGTCGCGGCCGCCACCTGATCGGCTTGGGCTTTGGCGGCGTCGGCCACGTCCTGCGCCGACTTCGCGGCCTGGTCTGACGCCGAGGTCACCGTGAACGTGCTGTCGGCCCAGCCGCCCAACCCGGGGATCAACCCGAAGGTGGCTTTGCCGATCCCCTTCATGTTGTCGACCAGCGACAGCGACGAATCGCCGGCCTGCTTGAGTCCACCGGTGATGTCGGAAAGTTTCGACAGACCGAAGACTTCACCCCAATCGACCCCGCCGCCGGCGGCGCCGCCCAGCGACCCGATCTGGTCGGCGAGCTCGCCGACGAGCTCGAGGGTGTCGGTGATCGGCCCCACGGCGGCCTCGCCCACCTTGAGCGTGAAGTTGGCCCAGGCGTCTGACAGGTTGTCGACGGCGTCGCGGTACCGCTTGGCTTTCTCGACTTCGGCCTGGTCGATCACCTGCCCCTCGGACACATCCTTCAGGGCTTGACGCAAGTCCTTCGACGACTCGACCAGCGGGGCGAGCTGCGTCCACGACTTGCCGAAAATCTTGACGCCTTCGGTGGCCCGCGTCGACGCGTCGGGGATGGCCTGTAGATGGGTGAGCGAGTTGAGCAACTGATCGGACGTGGTCTGGCCTTCGATGCCGAGCTTGGCCAGGTCGCCTTTGCCGGCGGCCAGGTTCATCTTGTTGATCGCACCCTCGAGGGTGCCGACGTTCACCCCGACGTCGCCGGCGACTTCCATCCACCGCGACGCGTCATCCACCGCCAACCCGGTCGCCGACGCGAAATCGTTGGCCTTGAGGGCGAGATCCTCGAACCCGTTGACCATGTCGACGACGTACTTGGCGGCGGCCCCGGCGGCCGCACCGATCGCGGCCGGTCCCAGGACACCGATGGAGTCGAACGCAGCGCCGGCGCCGGCTTTCAGTTTCCCGAAGCCACCTTCGGCGTCGGCGACGGCGCCTTTGATCGATTGCAGCGACGACGATGCTTTGTCGCCGGTGACATCGATCAGGACCGATACCCGCTCAGTGAACGACGCCACGGCGGGCTACCCGGTGAACAGTCGGCGTAGGACTTTCTGCACTTCGATGTCGACGAGGCGGGTCGTCTCCCGGTGCGCCACCTGTACGGCGGGCGACCAGGCGCGCCGGCCGGGCACCGGGGTCCGGTAGTAGTACCCGACCGTTTTACGCCGCCCGGACGAGCGTTTCGGGGCGTCCCACGGATTCTTCGCCCCGTCCTGCAGGATCGCGGCCAGCGGCTTCACCGTGGGCGACATGACGGCGTTGGGGCCGTCCATGTCGTAACGGGCTTTCACCGTGTACGAGCCCCGCCGTTTCCCCCGCCCGAACCCCGACAGCCCCTTCGGGTGGATCGCATCGGTCATCGGCTGCTTCAACCCGCGCGCAACCCGCTCGGTGATGATCCGCAACTGGGCGGCGTCGAACGTCGACGCCAGCTCGTCGAGTTTCACCGCGAACTGCTGCGGGGTCGAGGTCACGCGTCGACGGTTTCGCGCCGCTCCGACAGCACCGTGGCGGCGGTGCCGATCGCCGGCTTGCCTTGCACCGGCAGGGTGACGGTGGCGAGTAGCGGGGTGCCGAACTGGCCGCCGTAGGAGCCCGGGACGAGCCGCACCGTCCCGGACGCGACGGGCATGGCGACATCGCCGGAGTCGAGCGACACGGAGAAATCCACCTCGGTCGTGTCGTTGTCGAACAGGTATTGCGACAGCGACCCCGGGGTGGTCGCCGTCCAGTCCTGCAACCACTCGAGGTCCAACGTGAACCCGGTGGCGGCCGGGACCTGCGTTTCCGGCTGGCACCCGGTCGCCGGCACGGTCTGCAGGTTGGGGGTGGCGACCAGCTCGGCTTTGGTCACCTGGCACTTGTAATCGACACCGCCGGGGGTGGTGCCGAACATCACGGTGGCGTCGGTGACCACGATCACGGTTGCGGACATTGGGGTGTTCCTTTCAGCAGAGGACGTAATCGGTGATCCACGACACTGTCGCGGAGGGGTGGGTGACACCGGCGATGTCGGTGGTGGCGCGTTGCCAGCGGGCGAAACGCATCCGGCCGATGCGGGTGACGTTGTCGATCACGACGCCGACGAGGTCGTCGAGACGGTCGGCGACATCGGCCGCGGTGTGCGTCTCGACCACGATCACGACATCCCAGGAGGCGTAGAACAACGGGGCCGGTGAGCCTTGTACGGCGTCGGGTTGATCGATCCACACTGCCGGGACGTCAGCGGCGTCCGGTTCGTGGGCGTACACGGTGACATCGGGGATGGCGTACAACGCGTCGTACAGGCCGGCGCGGGTGGCGGCCAGGTCGGTGCCGATTGTCACGCGAACCCGCCGGCCAGATCAGCGCCGGACGCCACGATGACAGCGTCGATCGACGCGAAGAAATCGGCGGGTAGCCGGGCGAACAGGTCGCCGGCTTGGAACACGCCGGCCGGGGTTTTCGGGCGCCGGTACAAGTCGACCGCGCACGCCAACGCCGCCGTCGCCAGCAGCGGGTTCCCGTCGAACACGACTGGTTCGCCCGGTTGCATCCGGTGCTTGACGGCGGCGTTGGCGGCGTCCACGGCCCGTTGCCCGGCGACCGGATCGGTCAACACCGACGCGCCGAGCGCGTCGGCGAGATCGTCGATCGTGACCCACACGATCAGGTCGTCAGGGTTCGAGCTCACCGGCCGGCCGCCTTACGCGGTCGACCTCGAGCGGGGGCCGGCTGATGGGTCGGAGCGGTGCCGGACGGTTCGCTCCGACCGGTCAAGGGGTTGCGTCAGTCAGGTGGACGATGCCCAACGGCAGGGTGGCTACCGCGGTGCCCATCCCCCACACGGCGATATTCTGGCCGAGCTTCTCGACATCTTCGCTCGTGACGGTGAACGGGCCGTCGCCGTACCAGCCGGCCGCCTCGGAGTTGGTCACGAGGATCGTCTTGGCCGGCAGGTACGGCCCTTCGACCACCTCGAGGCCGGACACGTTGATCCGCAGCGTCGACGCCTGGGCGGTGCCCCGGGTGTTCGACGTGCCGTAGTTGGCGGGCCACAGACCGGGCAGGGCGCCGATGGCGCCGAACTGGTCGGAGCTGGCCACGACGGTGTCAGCCGGGGCGCCGGTGGCGTTGCGGACCATGCCGGACGCGGCGAACAGGGCGGCGGCCAACAGGTCGGCGGTGGTGGCGGCGGTGAAATCGAACTGCAACGTCTGCCCCGCCTTGGCCAGCAGATTCTGCTCCATGCCAGCCTCGGTGGCGGCGGCGTAGGCAGCGGCCATGATCTGCAGATACGCGGTGCGATACGACGGGCTCGAACGTCGGATCAACTGGTAGGACAGGTCCGAGCCGCCGGCGTACGTCTCGATCGCCTCGGTGCCTTTCTTGAGGTCGACACGCACCGACGTGATCGGCGTCTTCTGCGTGGCCTGCACCCCGACGAGGGCTTTGATGTCGCCGTCGAAGTAGGGGAAGTTGATGTCCATGCCGCTATCGGGCAGGCCCCGCTGGCCGCCGAGAGCGGTGATGACGGGGCGGCCCCGGTCGACGATGCCGAACACGCTCGATACCCAGCCCGGCGGGATCACGCCCGGGTTGTTCGTCGTGATCTGATCGGCGAGCGCCCGGCGAAGCACACCGCCCTTCCCCTCCTCGAACGCCGCGTCGTAGAAGTCGGCGAACTCCCGGAAACGGGCCAGCGGATGGGCGGGCACGAGGGAGCCGCGGGTGCGGACCTCGTCGCCCAGCTCGAGCAGCTCGCGGCGTAGGGCGTCGACGTCGTCGCCGACCGGCACGACGTTGGTGATGATGGCGGGCAGGTTGTCGCCGTCGGGCGGGCTGTCCAGAGTCATGGTGCTAGGGGTGGGCATCTCGGACCTTTCTCGAACAGTGAGGATGGGTGCGTCGTGAGCGGGATGGAACGCGAACGCGACGCCGTACAGCGTCGAACGGGTACGGGTCACCGCGGTGCGGTCGGCGTTCCACACCTCGCCGTCGGTGCCGGGGGCGAACTCCATCGACACGGCGTCGATGGTGTGAGCGTCGATCAACGCCATGACGTCGCGCGCCGCGGCGGTGTCGGCGATGACCAGATCGCCATACAGGCCGTCCGGTTCGTCGCGGGTGGCGGCCAGGTGACCGATGAGCGGCCCGTCGTGGGCGTCACGGACGTACATCCGTTCGAGCGGGGTGATCGACTCGGGGGCGTGCGTCTCGGTGTAGCGGTGGACCCGGCCGGCGACCACGTCGGCGACGGGGCGGGCGTCGTTGTAGGTCACGAGCCGGGCGGTGACGGTACGGGTGGTCGGATCGGCGGCGACGATCGGGGCGTCGCGGTGCAACAGGTCGTGCATCAGACTCCTTCGACGTTCGGGGCGACCGGCTCGAGCACCGGCCCCGAACTCAGGGCGGGCAGGCCGAGCTGGGAGACGCGCATCTCATCCACCGACGCCAACCCGGCGGCGACAGCGGCCGCGGCGGTGGTCACCCGGCTCGACCAGTCGGTGCGGAGCAGGTTCGACGTGTCGAACACGGCCGCCTGGCCCCGGGGCAGCAGATCGGTGAACGCCGCCTCGAGCCGGTCCAGATACGTCGGGTACAGGTTGAGGGTCAACCAGCGGCGCATCTCGTCGATCGTCGTGGAGTACGTGAGCGCCTGCTGGGACACGACGTTCACGATCGACGGCGGGACGTTCAGGGCTCGGGCGATGGCGGCGTCGAGGTAGTTGAGCCCCTCAATCAGCAGGGCTTCGGCCGCGGATGGCTGGGTGAACGTGGTCAGCCCCATGCCACCGGACAGGAGGGCGGGGCGGCGGGTGCGGCGGGCGACCAGCCACCGCTCCACCATCGACGTGGCCTGGGCGTCGTCGAGTTTCTGCGGGTGGGTGAGCGCGTAGGGCGGGGTGCCGCCGTCGCGCCAGTAGCCGGCCGCCCACTCATACGCCGTCGCGAGGTCGTCGATCACCGTCCCGATGAGGTCGAGAGGCGACTGGCCGAGCGGGCCGGGATCGGAGATGAGCGGGATGTGGAGCACCTGGGAGGTGCGCAGCGGCCGCTGGTTGTACGTGTAGCCGACGATCGTCTCCTGCCAGGAGTCGAGCTGCACCACGATCCTCGCCGGGTCCAGGACCTTGACGGCGATCGGCCAGCCATCGGAGCCGACCTGCCACCGGCGCACGAACGCGTTCCCCGACGCTGTGAGTGAGTTGACGATCTTCTCTATCGATACCCGGTAGGGCTCGTTCGGGTCCGGACGGCGCAGCACCGCCGGTTGCGGATCGATCCGCTCCACACCACGCAGAGCGACCAGAGGCAGCATCGCCGACGTGTCGGCCACCAGGGACCGGATGCCCACCACCACCGGGAGGGTCCGGGGGTCGTAGGACCGGACCCGGGTGGCCAACGCGTCGGCGATCTGCGCCTCGAGCGGGCTACCGGACGGCAACGCCCGGGTACGCAGGAACGCGGGACGTCGCATTGGCCGCCACAGTGACGTAACACCCCGATGAAGCAAACCCCGGCTGTACCCATAGCCCAGGACCCGGTTTCGTCGATCCTGGGGGCCTTACAGCGGCTCAGAAGACGGCGGCGGCGCCCGGAGAGCGCACGATCACCCCGTACACCGCCAGGGTCGCGGCGACGAGCGGGGTGATGTCGACATCGGAGCGCAGCCGCGACCACGCCCAGGCGTCACCGAACCACCGGCGGGCGGCGCCGGCCAGGGCGTCGTCGAGTGGGGCCTGGCCGTGATGGACCAGGCGGCCGTCGTGAACGGCGTCGACGAACACGGTGCACGCCCGGGCGAGATCGGACGCCGAGACGAGCTCCACCGGTACCCCGCGGGTAGCGAGGGCGGCGCCTGTGGCGGCGCCGCCCAAGCTGTCGCCGATCACGGACACTGCAGCGGGAACATCAGCGACCCTGCCGGCCAACCACCCTACGCCCGGCCGCCAGTCCACCACGGTGACCAGCACCCGCCCGTCCCGGCCCAGGGCGGCGGCGGCGACGGCCGCGCTCGAGCGGTCCGGGGCGACGTCGAAGCCGACCACGACCGGGCCGTCCAGCTCGGCGAGCGTGTCCACCGCCGCCGACCACGCGCCCGGATCGACAACCCCGGTCGACACGAGGGAGCTGGGGCGCGCCCACCGGTTGAGGTAGGCACGCTCGAACGTCGTCGACGTGCGCCGTTCCCGCAGGAAATCAGCGTCGATCGTGTGGCCGACCGCGGGGTGGGCGCGGACCCAGGTGGCCGGGTCGGCCGGGTCGTCGTCGGGGCCGGCGCCCCAGTCGAACAGGGCGACCCCGTCGCGGCCGCCGCCGGCGACGTGTTCCTCGGCGCGGGTGAGGTGCTGATCCCAGTACGTCGACTCGGCGGTGCCGCCCGCCGACACGACCCACAGTTGCGGGTACGGCCGGGTGGCCATCGCCGGCGACACGGCGTTTTCCACGGCTTCGCCCTGCGGGATGGAGAACGCCCACGCCTCATCGATCGTGGCCATGTCGACGTCTTGGCCGTGCACCGCGGACTCGGTCGGGGCGAAAATCGACAGCATCCCGCCGGTGTGGCGACTGGTGAACGACTGCGAGCCGTTCGACAGACGCACCTTGTACGCCGACGCCAACACGCTGCGGGCCACGATCGGCGCCCAGGCGTCGCGGAACGTCGTCGACGCGTCGGTGCCGGTCTGCGCGGTGTACCAGGTGCGGCCCAGCTCGAGGAGCTCGAGCCGCTGCAGCGACGTCGCCAGCGTGAGTATCGACTTCCCGGCCCGGCGCGGCACCGACACGATCACGGTGCCGTAGACGAGGCGGCCGGTGGCCGGGTCCACCTCCCCGGCGACGTCGGCGACCAGCCGCTGCCATGGCATAAACGGCCGGCGCAACGCGGTGGCCAACGCCGCGACCTTCGGGCCGTACGTGGGCCTCGTCGGATCGCCGGCCGTCGCCACGCGCGGAGCGGCGAACGGCGGCGGCGGCGCCCACGACGGCCGCGGCGCCGGCCTAGCCACCGCGTCGAACAGGCTGGGCGTCTGGTACAGCGTCCTCATGGCGTGCGCCGCCTAGTTGCGAAATCGCGATCACAAATCATTCGCCGGCGGTCGGGGTGCGGAGTGAGGCGAGGAAAGCGGCGACGTCGTCGGCGATGAGCGCGTCGGGGCCCTTGAGCATGGCGTGGGCGTCGATGAGACGGCCGACGAGGGCGCCGGCGGTGAACCTCGAGCCAGCGGGGTCGACAGCTTCGTCTTCGGCCAACCGGGCGAGGTCGCGGCACGCGGCGATCAACGTGTGGTCGACGGCGTCGAGCCGGTCGGTGCGGCGCAGCTCGCGCAGGTCGTTTTCGACGGCCCGGACGAGGCGCCTGGGCTTGGCCCCCGTGCCGGCGAGAGGCAACACGGTTTGCTCACGAGGGTTCCGGCGGCGACCTGCCATCTATCGCCTCATTTCCGTGTTACGAACGGACGTTCGGGAGTCGAGGGGAGAGAGACGAA